GTATCACCTCATGGGTGGAGACCAGCCGGTCGAAGGGCTTCCACCTGTGGGTATTCCTCGAAGAGGACATTCCTGCCCAGATGGGCCGCAATGCCATGTTCGCTGCCTGTCAGATAGTTGGGAGTCCTACTAAAGAGGTCTACCCTAAACAGGTCACGATGCCCGCTAAGGGCTTCGGCAACGGAATACGCCTCCCATATGCGCTGTCACGCCCAGAGGGCCGTCAGGAGGCTGTACGGGGCTCTCAGGGCAACCTGTGTCTGGAGGCGTTCACCGATGAGGCGTTCGACACGATGGCGGGCAGGGAACAGATTGTCAAACTGGCCGCCCTGTACCAGCCTCCACCCTCCAACAAGCCACTACCATCACCCAAGTTTTCCCACACCAGGATCGACGCCAACTTCAGGTTCGTCGCCCGAGACATATGGGATACAGGCCCGTCGCACGGCGACCGCAGCCTCGCCCTGTTCTCGTTCGCCTGCTCCCTGTTCCGACAGCTCTACTCGCCCGATGCAGTCCTCGAATGGACCCGACAGTGCGACCTGAAATGGGGTCAGAAGTTCGCGACCCGTGGTGCCAGCGGTGAGCAGCAGCTTCGCAAACTCGTTGATGACGCTGGTGCGAAGATGGGACGATGACATGATGAACTTTGACCACTGGTTGGAATACGGGATCAAGCAGGGATTCTGCGGCCCGCCCGTCTGCACCACCCATGACGGCATCCCGTCCACCAGGGAAGAGGACGACGTTTGGGAAGAGTTCGGCGAGGTATGCATCCACATGATGCGCCCCTACACGGACGCCGCCCAGAAGCAGGGGGTTGAAGAAAACCATTCGCCGTCGACCTGGCGGATGGGACGATGAGCCTAAGAGTCGGAGCGTTGTGTGCAGGGTACGGCGGCCTGGAACTAGGGCTGCAACTGGCAGGCATCGACACCGACCTGATATGGGTATCCGAAACAGACAAGCATGCCTCGGCTGTGCTGGATGCACGATTCGGGGTACCAAACCTGGGTGACCTGACCCAGATCGTTGACTCTCCCGAGGTCGACATTGTGACAGCGGGGTTCCCGTGCCAGCCGGTATCGCATGCCGGCAAGGGTGCGGGGGTCCACGATGAGAGGTGGTTGATCAGAGATGTCGTCACTGTGGCAAGACAAGCAGGCGCACAATGGATCTTCATGGAGAACGTGCGCGGCCTGCTTAGTGCAAACAAGGGTGAAGCGTTCGGGCAAGTCCTCGATGCGTTGGCCGAAGGAGGCTTCGACGCGAGATGGGCATGTGTTCGAGCCGACCAATCCGTGGGTGCCTGCCATCGGCGGGATCGTTGGTTCGCAGTTGCCTACTCCAGTGGTGAACGACATGGGGGCGGGCAAGACGGTGGAGAAGTGGGACTCCTGGACGGCCGAGATGAAAGCCAAACACGGCAACAGCAACGGGCACGGGCCGAGCCTGTCGATAGAAGTAGCGCGTTTGGAGTTTATGGCGAAGCCGTCGCCCGATGGGAGCGAATCCTCGGACGGCCAGCACCCGCACCCACCGACGACGGGAAACTCTCCAGCAGATTCGTGGAATGGATGATGGGTCTACCTGATGGGTGGGTGACAGGCGTGGATCTGTCACACTCCCAGGAGTTGAAGATATTGGGCAACGGTGTTGTCCCGCATCAGGCGGCAGCCGCATACGGGTGGCTGCTCGAACAGTGACCTACCGGTTCAGGATCCCAGGTCGACCCAAGTCGAAGAGCCGGCCACGGTTCGCCAAAGGCCGTGCATACACCGATAAGAAAACCCTTGACGCTGAACAACGCATAGCCGACCTGTACAACGGCCCCTTCCACGAAGGGCCGGTCTCCCTGGTCGTCACCTTCCACCCCGACTGGACCGACGTGACGATCAAGCCCATCCCCGAAGTCGTATCACCCCTCACCGCCGACGCAACCAACCTGTGTAAACTCGTCGAGGACGCCCTCAACGGTGTCGCCTACCCCGACGACCGGCTGGTGCAAATGCTCGTGATCCGAAAGATCCCACGGTGAGCTTCTCCGACCTGTCATGGGAACAACGATACGGATCAATGGGTGACGAAGCCGAAGGAGCATTCGAGGAACGCACCGAAGGATGGGCACGATACGGATTCAACCGGCCGCCCTACTCGATAGAAACCCTGCCACTGTTCCTGCGATACACCCCCGACTACGTCACCGTCAACACACTCATCGAAGTCATGGGATGCGGAGCCAAAGGTCTTAAACTCAAACAGGAGAAGCTGTCGGCGTTGACCATGTGGGACGGGCAGATGCCCGTCTGGTTGTGGATCTGGTCAACACCGAAACAGGAATACGCATTCGTGCCACTCAAAACGATTACGAAGCTCATTGACAAGGGAGAAACGACCTTCGGGTCGTTCCGAGAGGGTAAAGCATTCTACGGCTTCAAGCCGTCCCTCTTCCCTTGGAGCAACGGCAGTGACGGATGATCGACGAAAAGAACCCCTCTACGATCCGCTCCTGTCTGCCGGCCGCTACCAGCGGTCGGCGTTCGGACGGGCAGTTTCACCCCTCGAAGCACTCGTTGTCTGCGAGCCTGGGAATGAACCTGAAGAGTCCGTACTGGAACAGCTCTCGTTGCGGGACGCCGTCGCTGACGCCCTAGACGAGTTGGATGAAGACGACCGCTGGCTCTTCGACATGCTTCTGGTCGTTAGGCTCTCTCTGCGCTTCGTCGGTCTTGTTATCGGAATGCCTAAAACGACCGTAGCAAGACAACGAGACAGAATCATCGCTGACCTACAGCAACGACTCCTCACCAACCCTGTCGTGAGGGAACGATTCGCCGAGGCTAGCCTGGGTTGGGTGGGGACGCCTCAACACAGCAGGAAATGAACTCCATCCATTTCTGCAACCAGATCAGCACATCCTTCTGCGCCAACCAGTTGCCGTTCTCAGCCTCTTCCCACGCACACATCAGGGCGATGAGGTCGTCGGAGTTGAACACCGTCAGAACACCCAACTGTTCGCCGTTCCATTTGGCATGCGTGCCGTCCTGAACGTCGAAGATGCCGCTGGTGCGTTCCAACTCTGTGGCGATCCCCGTCTGGAGTTCCTCCCTGACTGGGCTCGCGAACCACGAAGACCACGCCGACTCGAAGTCGAACGCGGTGTCCTCGCTCACGACCCGAGGCGTTCCTTCGCAAGGGTCTTCACGGCCGACAGTAATGCTGCTGCGGCAGCTATCAAGGCTGTCCTGACGGTTGAACTCTGACCGATGACGATGACGGCTGCGAAAGCCTGCACGGCAGTCCATGCTGCCCGCTCACCCCATGTCCCCCATGAGAACTTCGATGATGTAGTCACTTCCCCTTCTTTCCACGGCCGGCCTTGGAATAGGCGATGGCCGCTGCTTGATCCTTCGAGTAGCCCTCGCCGATCAGCTTGCCGATGTTGTGCGACACCACAGCACGACTCGCCCCACGGCGAAGGGGCACAGCTAGTACCGCGGCTTACGGGGCTTCTTCTTGCCGGCCACTAGTCGTTTTCGTCAAACTTGGCGCGCATCCCGTTAGCCATACGCAACATCGCGTCACCAGTCAGCGTCCCGAGGTTCGCCGTGGGGCGCACCACACGGTCCACCAGAACACGACCCACCTGTACCAGCTTCGGTGTCGAACCGTCCCTCATGGTGTCCTACTTTCCGAACGGTCGGCCGCCATTGGCGGCGTTGCCGAGCTTGGTGCTGCGTAGATAGGCGGCAGCCTTCTTCGCCTTCTGACTCATGTCCCACATGTTGAACGAGGACGTTGAGTTGTAGGGCTGGTCGTTCTGCGATCCGAATGTTTCCTGAAACGTGGGACCGTAACCTTCACCTTTGGGCATTGAAAGTACCTCCTACAAGAGGAACAAAGCGTCCCACGTTGAACCGTCGATGACGCCGTTGGGGCGCAGAAACCCTAGAGACTGCTGGAAACCCTTCACGGCCCGCTTCGTTTTCGGCCCGAACACGCCGTCGATGCCGCCAGGGTCATGCCCGCGGTCCTTCAACCGGCTTTGCGCCAACTGCACCAACTGGCCCCTCGACCGGCGACGCCTCGACAACGGGGCGTCGTCCAGGCCGTCGCCCAAACCGCGCAGATACCGTGCGATCCCCTCGAAATCGATGCTTGACGGGTTGCCCTGGTAGACGACGCATCCGTTCTTCAACCATGCGTACAGCTCCGACCCTGGGCAGCTCGTCGAAGCGAGATCTCTATGCCCTTTCAACCAGAGTCTCCCCCCGTAGCGGGCCTGGATGTCTTCGATGACTTCGGTGATGGATATGAGGGCGACCTCAGGGAGTTTCCTGCCTCCGTAGCCCGTGTAACAGACACTCTCTGTTCTGTGGTTGTGGTGCTTGGTGGCGCCAGAAACGATCCCTGGGCCGCGCCCCTCGTAGATCACTCCGCGTTCGTCCACGAGCCAGTTGTAGGCGATGGCATTCCAACCCCGAGTATCGATATGATGACGTTCGAAGGCTCGGACTGCGATCACACCTTCGGGTGGGTTCGTGACGCCAGAGTGATGAACGACTATTCCCACGATACGGGAAGGCCGCAGCCGCGTGAATGTTCGCTTCGGCGGTCTCGCATGCCATTCGTCGCGTGAGATGAAGTCCATCAACCTAACCCGCTTCCGTCCCAGCGAGTCTAGACCTCACGCACCTCGATATCGATCATGCGTTTCATGTCATCCGACAGCTCACGCTGCATGCGGATCAACTGGTTGCGTTGCTCCTCAGGCGTGTTCGCCCGCAGACCGCCACCGAACATGGTCGACATGAACGTCGTCATCCACCGCTTCTCATACTTCTCCTCACCAGGGATGAGGCGACGCAGGCGGCCCATGAACGGCATCATCTGATCCAGGATGTACAGGTCTGAATCGGTCATCTTCCATTCGCCCTTGCGGTTCTTCTCCGCCTTCCCCAACCCGCCGAGGATCGGCATCAACCCTGGGATGTTCGCATACGACGGTGGCACATTCTGGAAGCGACCCTTCAACGGCAGGTCAGCGAAGAACTGCTTGCCGGCCCACAACTCGATAGGCAACTTCGCATAGGGGAATGCCGCTTCGGCGAACGCCCTGGTCGCCATGTCCAACGGCTTGAGACCAGTGATCGGCCGGTCATCCGACTTCATCCAACGGTTCAGATCCTTGAACGGCATGTCAGGCAGGACGTAGAGCTGTGATCCCTGCATCCTCCATGGGAGGCGGATACCGAGGTTCTCCATGAAGTAGTCGGGGACGACACCTTCGGCTTCGCTGGCGTACTCCAGTTCACCCTTGATCTGCCGCAGCCTCGACCATGCCGCAGGCCGATTCCCAATCGATTCGATCAGCACCGGCAGAATATTCTTCTGCCACTTCCAGAACGGAATCACCATTTTGATCTGAGCTTCTCTGGGTGTCAGTTCGCTGTAGTCGAAATGGTATTTGCGGATTGCCTTCCACGCCTCGTCGAGGGAACCGCCGTGTTCCATGACATGACGGCCTGCTGTCATACGCACCATGAACTCGGCGTCAGTGTTCGCCGACCGCACCGCCTTGAACGGCCAGAAGTGCGCCCGCAACGGATTCCAAGTTCCCATGGACGACATGGCGGACTTCTCCGCCACCTCGATGGCGGCCTGACCGCCGCCGGCAATCCCCGACCGCTCTATCTCATTGAAGATTCGCCAGTCACGATCAGTGGCGTTACGGAACGCCCCGCGTACCCCGACGAGTTTGGTTGGCTGGCCTGTCTCGACTGTCTTCCATGCCAGATAGGCGCTGCCAGATCCGAGGTGGCCGGCCACCGGCCGGTCCACCACGATGTTGCGGGCCTTCGCCGTGTCGTCCAGATACCGCAGGTACTTCGTGTCCTTGACAGCATCAATGGACGACCTCATCGCCATGCGCCGCATCGCAGAAGTCTTCATGTGCTGACCCATCTCGACACCCAGAATCTGAGAGTTGATCCACGTCGCACCCATGATGTTACGAATCACAAACCCAGGGGTAGCCACCGCCTGAGCCTTCCAATAGTTCAACAACGACCGGTACCCCTTCGACCAGTCGGCCATCGCGCTGGCACTGTTGAGTTTCGCAGCGGCCAGGGTTGCCGAGGCGAACAGGTCGGCGGACTCCTTCATGTTGACCGCCGAATAGCCCTTCAACCATGGCCCCGTCAACTGGTTCGACAACGCCTCGTTGTACGCATGCTGGAAGCCCTGCATGTTGCGTTCCTGGTTGAGCGCCCTCAGGGCGGTCTCCTGGCTGTCGGCCGCGGAGATGCGCCGGCCGAGTTCCGCCGACTGGCGGGCACGGTTCATTTCCAGTTCGAGTTCCATCGCCTGTTCCTTGGCGGACTGTAGGTACTTCTGCTGGTTGAACAAATCGTCAGGAGACAACACTTCTTTCTGGGCGATCAGACGGGCCTCTTCCAGCCCACGTTCCAGGTCTGGTGCTATGCCCTGCCATTTTTCGGCTGCTGCTTTGGCTTCTTCCAACACTTCGCCGTACAGGCGGGCGTTGGCGAGGCCGGCTGCTTCTGCTGCGGCGGCCTTGTCGGCGAGGTACGCCAGATCGGGCAGATCCCCCGCAGTGAGCTGGGCGCTGACTGCCCGCAGGAAGTCGTCATCAGCGGCATGCAGATACGCCGTCGACCCCGTCAGATTGTCCAGCTTCACCCACTCCGAATACTGCTTGGCCCACGCCTTGATCTCAGGAAGCACACTCGAAGGAACAGTCCCAGTCTCCAACGTCTTGACAACCTGATGTGCAGCCCTGACCGTCCTGTCGTTCAACGCCCCCCGTGCCATGCGACCATTCATCTGAGCCAACGCAGACTCCATGACAACAATGTTGCGGTTGATCGCCTTCAACTCTGCGTAACCCCTGGTGCCGGCCTGCTTCGCGGCGGCGTCCACGCCCTCGACCATCTGCCGTAGGCGCCTCACTTCCAAACCGATCTCGTCGGCGAAGCCGGCGTACTGCTCCATGACCCGCGCCCAACCCTCGGTCGGCAGCGGCGTCAACGAATCGAGGCTCTTGACCGCTGCCTGGAGTTCCTTCGGCAACCATGTTGCCTTCCCCGAGGTGAGGCCCTCGACGGATCGCATGGCAGCGTTGATGCGTCGCCCCAACTCGGGTGCGACGCTCTCAGGAAGCGCAGTCGGAGCCATCCCAGGGATCACACCCCCAGCGACACCCGCAGCAGCCTCATCAACCTGCCTGACCCGTGCAGCTCCGACACGGCTCGCATCAATCTTGCTCTCAAACTTCTGAACAGTCCCCCCCGTCCGCTTGCCAGACTCGTCCATCACACCGGCAACGCGCCTGAACCGGCTAGCAAGATCCATGCCGATAACCCCACGCGCATCCGTCTTCACAATCAGACCGATGTTCTCCATGCCCCGCAACACGTTCTGGACATCAACCCCCTGAGCCATGTCATTGATGTACCTCGGGACAACCTCATGGAAGTCGTTGGAGAAGATCTGCTTGTACTCCTCCTTGCCGAGAACCCGAGCGCCGATCTCGTCCATCTGGTCGCGGACAGACTTGCCGGTCGCGCCAGGACCAGTCACATTCTGCAACTGCTCACCCATCCACGTTTGCGAAAACCGCCTAGCAGCCTCCTCCTCGCCATGGAGGCCGACCATCTTCGTGTACTGCGACGGCGTGATGTACTCCCTGGCCTGCCACGGCGTCCCCCCGAGACCGCCACGGCCAGCAAACCTGACACCGTCACCGCCGAGAACCTCCTTGCCAGCCGTCGACAGGTAACGCGCCGCATACAGGTCATCGGCAAACCCTGCCAGCGGTGTTCCCGCCAACTGCTCGTTCGTCAACCGGCGTGCATCATCCCACCACTTCAACAACTCCTCATGGAACGTCCTGCCCCGTGCCCCCAACCGGCGAAAAGACTCAGGCAACTCAGGGTTCAGCAGGCCGTTCACCAGTGTGGGCCTGTCAGAAGCCCTCATCAAATCTTCCCCCGAAATGCCAAACTTCTTGGCCTGCTCCACGATCCGCATAGCGCCCGAACCCTCCTCAGGGACACCGGCAGCCTTTGCAGCCATCCTGTACCCGAGAGGTGGCTTGCCAGGGGCACCCAGCAGCCGCCTCTTGAACGTCCCCGCTGAGATCGCCGCATTGTTCGCGACCTCTTCCATGTAGATCCCAGCCAACGCATCATCAGGATTGTCGGCGAGTTTCATGGCACGAATCGGGGCACGCGCATTCAACGCATTGTCGAAACTCTGAGCCACCTTGCGTTGCGAGGCCAGACGGAACGCGAACCCTGGCAGTGGCGCCACCGCCTTCAGCAGCGGTGTCGACCACGGCAACGTGAACGGCAACGTGATCGGCAGACGGCGACCAAACGCCGCAGCCTGCATGATGTCCCGATGCAACGCCTTCGGGATGCCACCCTTGGTGAGCATCCTCGCTACCTCAGTTTCGCCCTTCTTCAACAGCTTCATCGAATCAGCAATCTGCGGCGCATACTTTTGAACATCGAACGCCTTGTCGGGCAGAATAAACGCAGGAACGTATTTGGCTCGCTGCGTTCGAGCGGCCTTGCCCACAGCACCCCCCGTGGCGATGCTCAACGGCTTCTCCACGACATGGCGACCCAGCCGGCCCGTCCCAGGGATCGTCAACGTCAACCCCGTTTTAATCCCGATCTCTTCCAGGGCTTTGCCGGCCGACAGAATCGACCGGCTCTTACTGACCCGCGCTGCGGCGGCTGTCAGCTCGGCGGCCTTGGCCGGCGTCGCGGCCAGACCTGACGCTCTGGTCAACGCCTTGACGACATCGTCGACCTTGCCCATGGCTTTCAACGCTCGGGGAACAGCCCCCCAACCGCCCGTGAACCACACGATGGGGTCGAAGAACACATCGAGACCGAACCCGACCCCCATCTCCGTTTTACTTCCAGGCTCGATGCCCAGTTTCTCGGAAATACCTGTTTCGCGCAGCACCTCCGACATGAGCATGTGATCCTGGGTCTGCTCCCACCAATCCACGGGGGAGGCACCAGCCTTTCCTCCCGTGAAAAAACCCTCTAAGGGGTTCTTCCCCTTGGCGAGTTGGCTGTAGAAGTCAATGTTTTCCTTGACGAGGGAACGCGCCCCAGCGCCCAAAGTGTCGAGAACGTCAATCAGGCCCCCGAACGCCCCCTTGAACCCGCCGTCCTCCCGCTCAGGCTTCGCAAACCGTGTAATCGGCGTCCCGCCGATAGTCGGCGTGGTACGCGTCCGATGCTTGATCGGTTCCGACTGCACAAACGACCCTGGTGTGACACGCCCAAACGAGCCTGGTGTCACCCTGCCAAACGCCCCCGCTGTGGGCGAACCACCCTGGATGGCGTCGAGGATGCGTCTGCGGTCTGTCTCCGCCATGGCTACTCAGCCCAAGCAGGCGTAAGCGGGTCTCCAGTGATCTGTAGATTCGTGGCCGCAGACGAAGTCAAATACGGCCTACCAAGCTCGTCGACCCCGCCCACATCCACGAAGAACCGATTACCCGCGCTGTCTTCCATCTCCATCAGATTCACATCCGACGACGGGTCAGAACCAGCCCCAGGTCCGATCAGATGCTCCTCGATGTACCAGTCCCTGTCCACAGGAACATCGACACCGTCCACGTTGACCATGATGTAATCCTCGGCCAACCGCTGCGACTCGGCGGCAGCCGCCTCAATCTGAGCGATCTCCTCAGCCGACTCCGCCTGAGCGATAGCAGCCGCTGTCTCCTTCGCAGAAATCGCCGCCTCATGCTCACGCTGCAACCGGCTCTGCTCCCCCGCAAACGCCTGCTGTGCCGCAGCCGCCTCAGCAATAATCCGCTGCTGCTGCGCCGCTTCCATCGCCCGCTGCTGCGCCGCCCGCTCCGTCGCCAACGCAGCGTTGTAATCAGAACGGGTGTAGATCCGATTCAGTTCACTCTCGCCGAACAGATCCGTCTTGCGTCCAAACAGTGCCTCCTTCGACGCCTGCAACGCAGCCAACTCCTGCAAGTTGATTTCGCCACGCTCCGCAGCGGTAGCAATGTCAATGTCGGCCTGACGGTCAAACGTGTCCAGGTTCGCAATGCCCTTCCGTTGGGCGATGCTGTCCTCCAACTGGGACCGCATCGCGAACAGGTTGTCCTCCAACGCCCTGCCGGCCGCCGAATAGATCTCACTGCCCCGCATCTGCCGATCAATGGCCTGCGCCGCCGAAGCATCCCGCAGACGGTTCTGCAACGTCTGCATCGACAGCTCCTGCGACGTGAGCAGGAGCTGTGTTTCCGCACCAGGAGCCGCCGTGTAGGCAGCAGGCTCAATGCCCTGCTCCCGCAACACCGCCTCGGCAGCATCAATACGCTGCTGCATCCCCGCCCGCGCACCAGTGAACCGGCCTGCCAACTGCTGAGCCAAAGCCTGCTCCTGGCCGACACGGCCAGTTTCGAGGCCGCTGATCATCTGAATCAACGCAGCCTCATCGGAAGCCAGACGGCCCCTACGAACATCCTCGAACTCGTCGAGCCGTGTCGTCCGCCGCGCCTCCTCCTCCGTCAACCCCTGCATGATCAGGCTGTGACGCAACGAGGTGCGATCCGTCTGCAACGACTCCAACTCGGCTGAGACACGCCGCTGCTCTCCCGCCGTGTCAGCAGCACCGGCCGCTTCTGCGGCTGCCAACTGTGCGTACCGTTGTATCAGCCCCTGTTCACGGTTGTTCAACCCCGTAACAGTTTCGTTGTACGCCCTCGACGCCTCGTCAGCCCCTCGAGCGTAGTACTGGCCTGCGGCAGCTTCGGCCTGTGCGGCAGCCTGCTCGCCCTGCTGGAGGATCGACGCGGCGTAATCCTGCGACGCCTGACCTGCCGCGGCAGCGTTCCGCATCTGAGCGCCATAGGCGTCCTGCGCCCATGTGCGCTGCGAATCAAACATCTGCGAGTACAAGTCTGACAGGCCACCAGGAACACCTTGGGCTGCTGCGTAGATCTGGTCGGCGACCTCGCGGGCGCTCGTCGGCGGCCCTGCGCCTGATACCCCCCCAGGGTATGTGATCATCGGACCTGCTGGTGCCACTACTGGTGCCGCTACTGGTGCCGCTGCGGGCGCTGCTGGTGCTGCCACCCCTGCACCCGCATCCGCTGGGCCAAAGAACCCAGCATCCACCGCCGCCTCGAAGTAAGCCTGCTCTTCAGGCGTGAACTCTTCTGCCGCTGCATCGCCACCAAACGACGGCTGTGACGGGTCGAACAGGTAGCCGTAGCCTTGGCTGGCAAAATCGGCCACCGCACCAGGGGCAGTCTCGGTAACGAAATCGTAACCAGTGCCGATACCACCCACAAGGGCCTCTAGGGCATCGTCGGCTCTCGACCCCTCGGGAAGCACGTTGCGGATGATCGCTGGAACCTTTTCCAGAACGTCGCTGATGTCGTGGCGCAGATGGTCACGGATGTACGGCCACGCCTCCTGGGTGGTGAAATCGGCGACCGCTAGACCTGCCGGCTTCAAATAGTTCTCGTAAAGCGGCTCGAGGACGTCTTTCCAAACGTCGTCAACAGCCCAGTCTGCAATGTCGAGACCGACAGGCTTCAGCACGTTCTCGTAGAACGGCTGGATGGC